ACCGCCGTCGGCGAGATCAAGTCGATCTCCGTCGATGGGATCTCGATCGCCGAGATCGATACCTCGGCCCTGTCGGCGACCGTGAAGTCGTTCATCGGCGGCACGAAGGACTCGGGCACGATCTCCGTGACGCTATTCGCTCCTTCATATAATGCCGCCCTCCTCGGAACGACATCGAACAACGGCGCGCTCAACCCAACGACCTACGCGAACGGTGCGGACTTCCGCAAGTTCAAGATCCAGTTCGGGCCAAACACGGGCACGGGCGGTTTCGAGTTGGCCTTCTCGGGGTATGTCACCTCGTTCAATGTCTCGGCCGCAGTCGATGGCGCGGTCGAGGCCGATCTCACCGTCCGCGTGACTGGCGGCTTTACCTCCTCGACCTGATCGCCTCGCACATCTCGGAGCACCACACCATGACCGCATCGAAGGACTTCGTGCTTTCACTCGCCGCCTCCATTCCCGTGGAGGCGGTTTCCATTCCCGGCATCGCCGAGCCGATCTCGATCCGTGGCCTCACCGCCGGCGAGCGCGACTCGTTCGAGGCCGCGTGCTTCATCGGCAAGGGCACTAACCGCGAGATGAACTTCGTCAATCTCCGCGCGCGTCTCCTCGTCCGGTGCATCTGCGACGCAGACGGCAAGCGGCTCTTCGCCGACGGCGATGTCGAGCAGGTCGCGGGCCTCCCGGCTCGCGTGATCGACCCGCTCTTCGAGGTCGCCCAGAGGCTCTCGGGCATGGGCGCGAAGGATGTGGAGAGCATGACGGGAAACTGACCGAGCGAGCGTGCCGGCGGTTCCTCTTCCGCCTCGCGCTCGCGCTCGGGATGACGGTCGCCGAGGTCGAGGCGCGCGTCTCCTCGCGTGAACTCACCGAGTGGATGGCCTACGACGCGCTCGAACCGATCGGCGGATTCCGCACGGACTACGGTTTCGCGATGCTCGCCGCGCTCTATGTGAACGCGCACCGCAAGCCGGGTAGCGCGGCCGCGAAGGTCTCCGAGTTCATGCCGTGGCTCCCGAAGTCTCCTGCCGCCGAGAGTAAGGGGCCGGACGCATGGATCGCTATGCTCAAGGCACTAGGAGGCTCGAAGAGTGGCTAACACGGGCGACCTGTTCGTCAACTTCAAAGTGAACGCCGACGGACTCCAGAGCGGGTTCGCCGCGCTGAACGGCTTCGTCGGCAAGTCCAAGCGCGACCTGGCGGCGATGGATGGTGCGGTGAACGCGCTCTCGAGCACGCTCGCGAAACTCGGCATCGATCCCTCGTTCATCTTCCAGATGCGCGACCTCGCGCAGATCGGAACGAAGGGGATCCCCAAGGTCGTGGAGGGTATCGGCGCGTTGCAGCGTCAACTCTCGAGCCTCGGCGGTGGCCCGAAGATCGACATGGATGTCGAGTCCCTGCGCGCGCAACTCGCGCTCGCGAAGGGCGCGGTCTCCGATCTCGAGGGAACCTACGCACAACTTGCCGGCGGCGCGCAAGCAGCGATCGATGCCGATGCGCGCGTGATCCGCTCGAAGTCTCAACTCGCGAAGGCGACCGAGGACATCGCCAAGCGCGGGCAGGATGTCATTGCCTCCGAGGCAATGGTGATCCAGTCGAAGGACGAACTCGCGAGGGCGACGGCTCGAGCAGCGCAGCAGGGGCAAGCGATCATCGATGCCGACGCGCAAGTGATCCGCTCGCGAGCCGCGCTCGAGAAGGCAACGCAGCGCGTGGCCGAAACGCAGAAGGCACTTGCACGGGCGGACGCATCGTCGCCGATTGTCGCGAATCGATCGCTCGACACGGCGAATGAGAAGCAGCGGGCCGCGGCGGAGCGCGCGCTCGCGGCGGAAGCGCGCGCTCGAAAGGCCGTCGAAGCATCGGTCGCGAATCAGCAGGCCGCAGTCGATCGCGCACTCGCTAGCGAATCGAGGGCACGCCAATCGATGGCAGCGGCGACGGCACGACAGCAGGCAGCGGTAGAGCGACTCGGCGCGGCCCAGGCCGCAGCGCAGGCGAAGTTCGACCAGAGCATCTCGCCCGAAACGCAGAAGCTCGTCGAGGCTCGCGCGCGCCTCGTTAGTGTGACCGACACGCTCGCTATCGCGGAGCAACGCCAAGCGGCCGAAGCAGCGGCGGCGATCGCGCAGGCGCAGAAGGGCGGTGCGATCACGGCCGCGCTCGGCAAGGTGCGCGACTTCACGGGCACGATCCCGGCCCGGTTCGTGGCTCTCCGCGAGTCGATGTCCTCGGCGTTCTCGTCGGGCGCGACGGCTGCGACTGGCGCGCTCTCGAAGATCGGGCCGGCGATCTCGTCGCTCCCGACGCTCGCCTCGACGGCGTTCGGCCGGATCAAGGCAGGCTTTCAAGGATTGCCGGCGGCTAGTTCGACGGCGTTCGAGGCGATCAAGTCCGGTGCGATGAAGTTCGACGCGACGCTCACGGGCGTGGCGGCTCGCGCCGCGACGGCCGGACGGGCGATCGGGGCCGCGCTCTACACGGCTCTGGGGCCGATCGGTCTGATCCTCGTCGCCGCCGGCGCGCTGTATGCCGTGATCGACAAGTTCGTCTCGGATGCCGAGGCTCGCGTCGCCGAGTCGAATGCGCGCATCGAGGCGAATATGCAGCGCACGCAAGCGGTGATCGAGCGCACGATGGCGGCGGTCGAGTCGCTGAACAAGGACACGGCATCCGCTCGCTCGAAGGGATCGGGAACGCAAGCGGACATCGAGGGACTTCAGGCTCTCCTGAATGCTCGAGCGGATCAGGTCGCACTCATCGAGCAGGAGATCGCCGCCGAGCGCGAACTCCGCGACGAGGTCGCAGCGAACATCGCCGCCAACAAGGCGGTCGCTGATGCTGTCGCCGCTCGCGCGAAGGCCGAGCAGGATGTCGCCGACGCGCAGCGCACGCTACAGATCAGGAACCAGCAGGTCGCCGAGGGTGCGATCGACGAAACCGCAGCGAACGAAGCGGCCGCACAACTCTCAAATATGCGAGGCATCCTCTCCGCGATGCAGGCACAGGAGGACGCGGCGAAGGCACTCGCCGGAGCTACGGCGAACAACTTGGCACTCGAAGAGCAGCGCGTCGATCTCGCGCAGCAACTGACCGAACAGACTCGACTCAAGGCCGAGGCCGAGCAGCGCAGCGCGACGATCGCGCAACTGATCCAAGGCTTCGACGATGAGCGGCTCCGACTCACGATGAGCGCGGCCGACTACGAGGAGATGATCCTCGACCGCAAGATCGCCGCGGCGGGCATCACCGACCCCAACGACATCGCCCGGATCAAGGCCGCGCAGGAGGCACTCGACCTCGCCAAGCAGCAGGCCGAAGCCGAGAAGGTCGCGAAGGCCGCAGCGGGCGAGAAGAACACGATCGCGCAGGAGACGATTCGGATCACGGAGGAAGCACGCGAGCTCCAGTCGGCCATCGACTCGATCGCCAACGAGCAGGCCGCGCTCGAACGCGAGATGCTCGAACTCACGATGGGCAAGGCGGCGGCCGAGGAGCACATTCTCCGCATGAAGGCGCAGGCGGCGGGCCTCGACGCTGCGGCGACCAACGACCTGATCGAGCAACTCAAGGCCGTGCAGGATCTCCGGGATGCCGTCGCCGAGCGCAAGCGCACCGAGGCCGAACAGAATCGGCTCCTCGACGAGCGTACCCGCCTGGAGGCGAGCATCGCCGACGCGACCGAGGCCGCACGCGCGAAGGCGATGGAGGACGATCTCCGCCGGCAGCAGATGACCGAGACCGTATCGACCGCGATCGGCGGACTCAAGATCGCCGCGACGAGCGACGCGATCGACATCGACAAGCGGATCTTCGACGAGACGAAGAAGCAGACCGACGAACTCAAGAAGATCAACGCCGCGCTCTCGGCCGGCGGCGTGGCGGTGCTTACCTGAAGGGGTGACCTATGGCCGTGATCGTCAAGAGCATCGAGGAGACCGAAGCGAACGACACGAAGTCGGCGCGCGTGAACCTGCTTGTCACGGCCGTCACGGACGGCACGGCCTCGGCCGCTCGTACTCAACTCACGGGCGGTGGCTACACGCTCGGAGCGGCTTACTCTGGCGGCATCTCGGCGGGCGCGAAACTCTCGAACCTGTCATACGCCCCAGTCGATGACTCGGGCGGACAGACTTGGACGGCGACGGCCTCCTACACCGACGATGCCCAAGCGGAGACCTCGGCCGACTTCGTGAAGATCGAATCGAGCACGCGCGTCGAGGCCGTCGATATCTGGCGCACGGGCGCAACGCTTCCGCAGAACCTCAACGCGCCCGGTCTCACGACGGACATCGGCGGGGCGAGCGTCGATGCGGCCGGCGTGCCTGTCTCGGGCCTCGTCGTGCAGCAGGAACTGACCTACACGGTGCGAACGGACTTCACGAACGCGAACCAAGCGACCGTCAACGCGATGATCGGGAAGCGCAACTCGGACGACTTCCTCGGCGGGACGGCCGGCTATGTCCTGTTCACGGGCGTGCGCCGATCGCGCATCGCGATCGACCTCTACGAGGTCACCTATACCTTCGTCTGGGACGGAGCGGCGCATCTTCGCCAAGTTCCAGATCGAGAGCCTGACGGGAATCCAAAACTCATAGCATCCGGTTCTAATTTGCAGGCCCAGTATGTCTACGCGCGGCAACCATTCCCCGGAACCGCGAACTTCTCCACCCTTCCCGGTATCTGACGATGAAGCCGACGATCAGCAAAGGACTCGGCGCGCTCACCCCGGAAACCTGGGGCGAGATCTACGGCGCGGTGCAGAACTCGCGCCGCGTCGATCGCACGGGCGAGGACTACGCGAATCGCGAGAAGCGGTTTCCCGCACAGATCACCGGCAGCGCGATCATTAGTGCCGGGCGCGCACGGTGGAAGTACAGTTGGCAGGAGATTCGTCGCAGTACGGCCACGGGTGTCGCTATCGCGAACCCGGCCAACGGAAAGTCTGGATCAACTTCAACGGACGCGGCCATCAACCTGCTCGAGATCGGGAACACGAACGACAACGCCTACGGCTATGTCGTCACATCGCGAGAACTCGACGATGCCGAGGGCTACTTCTTCGAGCCAGTACCGACGGGAGCGATCGTGGAGATGATCATGCGCCGCGCGGAGAATGGCGCGCTCGCGTACGAGTTCATCGCGCCGAATCCGATCACGGGCGCGTGCCCTGCGGAGTTCACGAGCACGCTCGACGGCGGCGAGTACGGAGCCTCCTGATGGCCGACCTCATCAAGCACAAGCGCAGCGGCGATACGGGAGTCGAACCGACCACGGGCGAACTACAGCAGGGCGAGCTAGCGATCAACTACTACGACGGCGCGCTCTTCGTCGAGACCGATGACGGCACGACGCAGGCGATCGCACGCATCGATGGCCGCAAGGCGAAGGTCGAGAAGTTCACTTCGAGCGGCACTTGGACGAAGTCGGCGGGCGCGAAGATCGTGTACGCCATCATGGTCGGCGGTGGCGGAGGCGGCGGCTCTGGCCGTCGCGGTGCCGCGTCGAGTGCTCGAGGCGGTGGCGGCGGCGGCGGTGGCGCGGCCGTGACCGAGACAACCTGGAACGCGGCCGACCTTCCCTCGACGATCTCCGTGACGATCGGGGCCGGCGGGACTGGCGGCGCATCGCGAACGACTAACGATACGAGCGGCGCATCGGGCGGCAACGGCGGCACGACACGCCTCGGTGATTCGCCGGGTGTATACGGCCGAGCGGTCGGTGGATCGCTTGGCCAAGGCGGCACGACTTCCGGCGGCTCGGCGGGAGCGGCGCAGACTGGCGGTGTGTTCGACGGCGGCGCAGGCGGTGCCGGCGCAACGCGCAACGGGACGGACTCGCCGCTGTACGCGAAGGGATCCGGAGGCGGTGGCGGCGGTGCTGGCCTGACGACGGCCAACCTGATTGGATTCGGCGGATCAGGATCAGGCACAGCGCGAGTCGGCTCGTCGGCATCAGGAGGTAGCACCGATGATCTCGAGGATCCGGTTCCCGGATTCTCGAACGGAATCGTCGCGACGGGTGGCGGCGGTGGCGGATCGGGCCTCGCGATGGCAGGCCAAGCGGGCGCGGCAGGCGGCTCCTACGGCGGTGGCGGTGGAGGCGGTGCCGCGAGCGAGAACGGCTACGCGAGCGGCGCAGGCGGCGCGGGCGGCGGCGGCGTGGTCGTGTTCGTGACCTACTACTGACGGAGGCACTATGCGGTGGGCGATCGTCATCGGCGGCATCGTGGACAATCTGATCCTTTGGGACGGTGGCTCGTCGTGGTCGCCACCAGTCGGGAGCGAGGCGATCCAACTCGCCGAGGGCCAAGCGTGCGGCATCGGTTGGGAATGGAACGGGAAGGACTTCGTCGAGCCGGAGGAGCCATGACGCGCGCGCTCGTGATCGTGTGCGCCGTGATCGCCGGATGCTCGACGGCCACCGAGAAGATCGCGCGATCCTCGAACGAGATCGGCACGCTCGCGAGGTCGAGCGGCCGTCGGTTCGAGACGATCCACGAGGAGACCTGGAAGCCGGATCCGTCGATCCCGGTGATCCGCACGCAAGCCGAGGGGGGCATCGTGGAGCAGGAGCAGATACTCGGCCTCGTCGATGCCGTGCAGGTCTACCTCATGGGTACGACGAATATCACGCCGTGGTGGGCCGAGGTCGTGACCTACGGCCTACTCGCGCTCTCGATCGCAGGGATCGCCTTCCTCGTGTGGCACTTGGGCCTCGGGAAGTTCGTGCGCGGTTGGCTCGGTCTCATCACGCCGGCCGAGCGTCGCAACGCCGAACTCGCGGCCGAGTTGATCGAGGTCGGCGGGGACGATGCGCGCGAGCGCGTGTGGCAGATGCGCGAACGCGATAGGATCTTCGACGAGGCTTTCCGGCGCACCGCGCCACCTCAACCCGTCCGGAAGAATCGAAAGAAGGGATCTACACATGGTGCTCGCAAGCGTTGAATCGTTCCTCGGCTCGGTCTGGGCTTGTGGCCTCTGCCTCGTCGGCGGCTTCATCGTCGGTCACTTTGGCCTGCTCTCGAAGTGGTTGAAGAAGTAAGCCCATGCTGAACCCGTCGCGGGTGTGCTGCTGTGGGTCTCCGTCTTGCGGTGCTCAATACGGCCAGATCAGGCCGTACTCGCAGACCTCTGGATTCACTTATGAGGTCACGGACTTTCAGAGCGACTACGGGCCTCCGTCGCTGCTCGTGAACTGGCGGTACAGCGAGTTGGAGATCGTCGAGACCTCAACAGGGGTTCCTCGGGAATCCGGCTACTGGGAGGCGGGATGCTGCGCGATCGAGTACCCGTACGATTATCAAGGTACCGTCATCACCTGCTACTCGCAGGATCCAGTTTTTCACGGACAGTACGAGAGCGATCAGATGGCGCTGCATCTCATCGCCCACTACCAGAAGATGCAATGCCCAGAACCGATCGAGCAAGTTTTCAAGTCGTTCTTCGTTCTATGGACTTGCACGAGAGGGTCGGATGGAAACGACTACTGCGGCGGAGCTGCGTGTAACCCGCTCTGCCCATTTGGGCAGTTTCAGGAACTTCCCGAAAGCATGATGCCGACGATATGGACAGGCGCGGAGTTGGCACAAGTATTTACTGACGATACGACAGTCGATCCCATGACGATCGGAAAAGGGAAGTTAGTTGCCACCAGGTCTACCGGGTTCTTCGGATTCAACACGGCCATCCAAAGCAACAACGGCCAGATGCTCCAAGCGACCTACAATCATCGAGCGGACTTTTCGCAGGATGGCAATGCTTGCGAAGGAGCGTCGGTTCCAATCGAAACCCCATGCTCGGTAGTGTGTGCTTGTGTTTCCTCGCTCTACATCCGCACCAGAATGAGGCAGACCATCTATCGGATCACTTACGACTGCGATATCAATCAGGTGCCTTATGCCTCCACAATCGATCAGGATGTCTACCTCTTCTACACGGGGCCACTCGATGGTCTCTTGTACGACTCGACAGCTCCGAACATTCCATCCCGAACCTTCACCTTGCAAGAGGCTAGGATCCAGTACTTCGGTCTTTCAACCTTCTCCTTTGGAAGTAAATATATCTGCGATATCCCTCATCCATACTTCCCGATCTCCGTGTGCAACACACAAGATGTAGGCCCTATGACATCGGAGACGATTGAGGAGCCGGACATTGAATGCCCGTACCATTGCGGGACTATCTCGTATCCTGATCCCGTGACTGGAGTCGGATCGCTGTATAACATCATCAACGCCGCCGGAGCGAAGCAGTACGGCTTCCCGCAGACGATCACGGTGTTGAGGACTTCGACATGAACATCCGTCATAAGGTGATCGATCGGGATGGGAACGAGACGATCGGAAGGCAGACCATCGCCGACCTGGCGCGCGGTGCGGTCGGCGTGGCGAAGGCCGCGCTCGGTCGCGACCGCGCTCCCGAGGACGCGATCACCGCGCGATGGGACTCGTGCCTCGCGTGCGACAAGCACGACCGGGGAGTGTGTCTGGCCTGCGGATGCTTCG